TAAATCCTTTACCTTGCCAAGTTTTTTTCTCTTTTTAGCAGGGTCATTCCTGAGTATCATTTTAGTTTTATCCATTATTTCGCTGGTTAATTTCATTTTTCTTATCTCCATTTGATTTGTTATTTAATTGACATAGGAAAGTTACAACTATTTTATTATATATGCAAACAAAAAGTTTACAAATATTATAAATAATTACATTTATAGAGAAGAAAAAACCCTGAGGGAATCAATCTCAGGGTCTTTCCTGTTGTCCATCACTATGTCAGGAGAGTGTGATGAGGAGTTGCTATGTGGAAAACTACCAGACTTCTCTAATCTTCAATTTCATAGAATATAAGTTTGGTGCTGTTTGTTGGTAAGAAAATGAGTTCATATCAAACTTGCAAATTGCAAATTGGTCAGGGTTGTTGTTATCCTTATCAGGTTGAAATATAAAAGGTAACTGTCCTCCATTTGTTTTATGGATAACTTGAGAATAGAAATTATCATGAGTTAATATATTATCTGTAAAAAATTCGTCTCCATCACCTGAAGTAGAAATATCATCAGAATCATAACCTAATGCACTTAACCCTCCTGCTGATGGATAATAATAACCTGAATCATGCAAAGCACCAACAGATTGATTAGAACCAAATACATCTCCATCATCTAAATAACTAAAAGATAAATCCCAAACCCTTCTTCCTGTGCGTGATAGGTCTTGAGGACTTGATACATTTGCTGGTAGTAGTTCCCAAGCCCCTAAATTATTCCCCCACTTTGGAGGCTTAGTATAAAAGGCATTAGAAAGTGATGCACCCCCTTTAGTTTCTATTGTCTTAACCCCTCCATATTCTCTTGTCATAGTAAGATTAAGGTCAGGAGAATGAGGCATATCATAGTATGTGCCAATAATAAGAGAACCAATATCAGCAGTTCCACCAACCACAACATTTCCACTATTATCAAGTTTGTATATTCTAAAATAAAATTTTGATTCATCATCCATGTTAAAAAGTTGTATTGAGAATCCATCATACGATTCTCCCCAAGCATTGACAATATTTTCATTAGCAAAATTTGAATGATCATCTTTATCATTTAATGCGTAACTTTTCGCATCGCTACTTGAATATATATTATGCCCCAAAACTGCTACAAAAGATTTAGAAGAATAATTTATTGGAAGCCCTGCCACAGTATCAATACCAGCGTAAACGCTTGTTGGATTTACAGGAAGCGTATTTAAAATACTTATAGGGTTGTTATTCATATTAATATTCTCACCCATCCCAATAGACATTAGCCATTCTAATGTATTTATATAAAATCTTGGTGTGCCTACATTCTGATAAGCCATTAGTATCTCCTATTTCTTCTATTATTGCTAATTTTTCTATTTATCCTTTTTCTTTCCCTATTTTGCTTTATGGCTGCATAAGGAACTAAATTAGGATTTTTGGTTGGTTTCCCATCTCTGAAATATAGAGGCTCACCACTTTCTGTACTTGCACCATTATCTCTTAAATCAATCTTATATTTACCCTCATATTTGCCACCATCTTTAAAATATAACTCCACACCATCCTTAGATGTATGTAAATCTTCCAAAAATGGCTGTTTTAAGGTAGTTTTATTAACTCTTTGACCTGATACATGGGTAGAAGATAAATCTTCTGAATTTGTAGTCATATCTTCACTATTAGAAGTTAAGAGTTCAGTATAATCCATAACCCTATGAATGGTAGTTGGTACTTTTTCTGCATTATTATCTGCTACAATTACAGATAATATTCTAAATTCTCCTGTATAATCAAATAAATTAGATAAAAACCCATCTGCAATAGGGAAAATTATAATACCATTATTTTGGTTTGCTATTGCAAATTTATCACCTGCATTGCTTGTTATCTCAATAGCCCCCCTATATCTAATTTCAACGCCCCTGATTTCAGAGCCTTCAATAGTACAATTACCATTACCATAATAAATTTTAGCCATAATTAATCTCCACAGTTTTCTGCCAATATACAATTTGCTAAAGTAACTATATCCAAAACATTCCATCCACCATCTTGATTCAAATCCCCTGCACAACCATTTTCAAGTTCTGCACAATTTTCTACAAGTACACAGTTGGCAAGGGCTACAATGTCTAGTACATTATAACCACCATCAGCATTCATATCACCTATATTAGAACATTCATAATAAATAAATTTTACAGGCACTACTTCTTCATAAATTATTTCATTCTCATTTCCTGATGATATGCCATTAGTTGTTGTGATTGTAAATATAAAATTAATATCATAAATATTGCCATTTGCTAAATTTTTAAGTTCAATACCATCAATACCCTCTCCACCCTGAGTATATTCAAAAAAATCTTTTACTATGGTAGTGCCTCCAATATTATCATCATGTTCAATATACCCCTCATGCTCTGCAAATAATATATCAACATCTTCATTATTAGATTCTGCTCTTAATGTTACCCTTGATACCCTTCTGCTATTATCATTAGCATTAGTAGCATAAAATCTCACATAAGCCTGTTGAAGATTAATTATATGCTGATTATAAACATTAACAACTATGTCTTCAGTTTCAAAAAATGTATTACAATGCCCTGTACTTGTATTGATATTATTAATTGTAATATTTGGTTCAGGCATCCATATTTGCCCACTATCCATTCTTGGTCTGCATTGGTCTCCAAAATCATATTCACAGCACCCATTAATACTTCCAAACCCAATATAAGTGCAATCTAAATCATTATCTTCATCATAATTGAGAGCATTAGGGTCAAGACATCCTGCACAAGTTGAATTATCTCCATTACATACACCACATTCATCAATAGGAGTATTGCCACATGGAAGTCCTGCACAATCACTCCCACTACTACCATCACCTCCACAAACTCCTGCACAATCTAATTCTAAGCCACTACCACATACACCATCACAGCCAGGAGGAAGTTCATTATTTCCAAAACAATTATCCTCCTCATCACAAATATCATCACCATCAGCATCATTAATACAATTCCCTGCACAATCTCTGAAATTAGGTGGATATTCACAATTATCTACTAAATTAATACATACAGCACCATCAGGACACTCATCAGCATTACAGGCATTAGCATCAAAACAGCCATAAAATCTATTTGGGTCTAAATTGTGCATCTGAATACACTCAATCTCAACATATTCTAAGGTCTTATTAGTAGATGTTACCATAAAACTATTAAATACAGATTGTCCATTTACAGTATCACCATTCTTATAATCAATACCATAAGGTTTAACACCACCAAGTATTTCATTATACCCTACCATATCACCAATTTCTAATCTCATATATTTAAGTGGTAATTTGACTTTCATTTTAAGGTGCTGATTGCAAGACCACATTAAAAACCAATCTGCAAATGCTCTCGCAGTATTATCATCTCTTATATATTTACCCCTGTCATCATCAATAATAAGAGTGCTTTCAGCATGGTCATATTCACCATTATCAGGAATTTTAAAACCATAAAATGTATGGTCATAGTTAGGTATAATATCTAAAATATCACTTTCTACACTTGATTGAAATTCATCTCTTGCATAGTCATAATTATGTTTAAACAGAATCTTGGTGTAAACATCCTCAATCTTAGTTCTTGAAAATGAAAAATCAATAACATCTTCTTCTTTTATAATAAGTTCAGGGTCAGGTGCAATATAGGTTTCAGGAATCTCAGTAAATATAAATTCACCCATATTATTAAATCTTGGTATATAGGGTGATACAGATGATAATTGTTCTATCAATTTTTTAGAATTTATCTTTTTATCTACTGTAAAAGCATATTCCCAACCAGTATAATTAGTGCTTGTAATATTAATATTTTGCCCAAGTTCATTTGTTAATATATGAGATATAATTTCAGGTGGTTGTGGGGTATCTTTGCTTCTACCTTTTATATTGGCATAGAAATCTGATGAAAACACCTTATCTATTTTCAATTTTGTTCTTGCTATTATATCTTTTATAGTAACTTTAGATATTTCTGTAAAATTAATTTGTGCAAATGTATGAACCCTGTGTGCTCTAATATAATATGCTTCATCAAGTTTAAATAGGTTCAATTCTTTATATATGCTATATTCCGGCTCTCCATCATAAACAGCACTTTCAAAAATAATATCAGCAGTATTAGCAATGCCATCAAGAGGTGTTCCATCACTATCTGTACCAAATGCAATCAAACTACCAAGTCCTGCTTCTTCAATGGCATCATTTCCATCATCATTAAATTCTTGTCGTTTAATAAAAATATCAGGCATTATAATTCCATTGATTGATACATCATAAGATAATAATTCATAATATTCAATTTCATTTGGTACAATAGGCACTATTAAAATCCAATGCTTTGTAGTTTCAAAAGTTGAATTTGTTTCAGTTGTTACTATATCAAATGTATGAGAAGTTAATAGGTTATTATCAAAAAATATTCCCATATCACTAATAGAATCCAATAATGATATTTCTTCTACATCTCCACCTTCCCACTTTTCATGTATTTTAAATTCTCTTGGAATTAAATAGTAATAGCATTCCATAATATCACCAATATATTCATAATCATTAAGTTCTTCAGGCAATATTGTTGATAATTCTATTGCATTATCAGACCTTATTATAAATTGATTCTCTTTAATTATTGATAAATATGAATCACTTGAATATATATAAAATTGGTCATAATTGCCAATGTTGTATATATCTGAAATATTATCTGCAATACTATTTGGGTTTATATTATCTCCTTTTAAAACCCACTTTCCTCCATCTATAATTCTTATAAGTGGACTTTTATCAACATGACCATAAACCATTGGTATAGGTTTATTTTTATATTTATCAGGTACACTTTCATCTTCAGAATCTAAAATTGTAGTTGGCAAATCTCTATGAAGCGTTGCCTGACTTCTATCTTCAACAGTTATTTTTACAGTTTCCTCATCATGGTCATATCTTCTAACCTGACCTTGATATATTATAAGAGCAGATGTATCACCCTCAAAATTGGTTGTAGATGGAGAAACCCAATAAATTTTTACTTCTTCATTTATAAGTGAACCACTAACAGAATCAGAAAATCTATTGCCATTATAGGGAAAATTAGAAAGTGATAAGGTTATATTAGATATTTTGTAATTTCTTTTTTCAATATCAATACTTTCTTTTAAACTTGGATTGGATAATAAAAGTGGTAAAACAGGATTCCCATCATAAACCATATTATTAGTAGATACATATAAATCACCAATCTTTATTAAAGGAACTAATGCTGTATCTCTACCCTGAATATCATTCTCAAAATTTTCTGGTAAATTAATTGGCATATCTATCCCATTTCCCTATTGGGCATTTGGCATGAGCAAGTTTATGTTTTGCCATCATTGGGCATCCACATTTCCTGCATCTCCAATCATCAGTTAAATACTCACAGCCAAGACATAAATTCCATCTTTCTTCTAATACATCAGCATCATAAATTCTATTTTTCTTTACAGATGGTGGTGCTTTCCTTAAGTCCATTTCACCCTGAGATTCAACATAATCATCTGCCTCAATTCTTGCAATTTTCATAGTCAAATTCCTGCCAATAGATACATTTATTGACAATAACCATTCAAAGAATAGCAATTTATCAGTAAATATTTCATACATCCCCCTAAGAAAGTCCAAAATCTGTACCCCTTCTTACTGCCTCTTTAATCTGTTCTGATAATTCACCTTCTACAAAATCTTGGCTCATAACATTGCCTGAAATAGATATATTAATAGCACCCCCTTGTGGTCCATTTCTATTTTCATCTACAAGTGGTGTAACTTGTACCCTTTCAGGTCCAGAACCCTCTCCTACCATCATTAATTGTGGTCCAGCTGTAATAAAATCAGCACCATGTTTTGCCTGTTCAATCATTTTAACATTAGCAAGTCCAGCACCAACAGCAGCAGCAGAAGCAGCAATACCAAGTCCTGGACCAATAACAGGGATTCCAGCCATAGCCTTATAAGCAGCATTTGCAGAAGCATAAGCATCTACAAGAGCCTGAACTTGTGCAGTTCTTTTAGCAGCCTTTTCAGCTTTAGGATATGCTTTCCCAATAGTTTGCATATTAGATACAAATTGCTTTCCCTGTGATTTTAATACATCCTTATTAGATTTTATACCTGATGTAAATCTTTCCATATTACTCATGGCAGTAATTTGAACAGGCTCAATCTTTTTTAAATTTTCTAAATAATTTGCATTTTCTTTATTAAAATCCAACATTGTTATTGAGGCAGGATTTATTGCTGCTTGATAATTTGCCCATTCAACAGTACCTTCCTCTAATCCTATTTTTGTTTCATGGATTCTGCCCTTCAAGTCAGTATAAATAACTTGCAATTTTTGAAATTCTGTAAATACTGTGCCACCTTCTTCCCTTGCCATTCTTAAAGCATCATTAAAAGATTTTGATTCAGGGAACATCTCCTTCATTGCCCCCTTTACACCCACCATTGCCTGTTCCATATCATATAAACTATCTGCTGAATCAGATGCTTTCCTTACCATGACTTCAGTTGTTTCAGATGCCATTAATGTTCCATCCTGCAATGACCTAAAAGCCTCAATCACAGATACAGCAGATTCACCTATTGCTTTTAATCCTTCTGCAAGTGGTATTACAAGTGGAAATAATAATTCACCAAATGCCTCAGCAGCATCACCTAAAGCATTCTTCATCTGTGCTATTTTACCAGACATAGTTTCTGCCTGTGCTGATGCTTGACCACCAAATACATCTGCTAAATTCCCTGTTAATGAATTTAATCTATCAGTTGAACCTACTGCACCTTCAACCTGAATACCATACCTTGATAGTGCATTAGTAGATGAGCCAAGCGTTTTAGAAACTAAATCAGCAGCAGCAGTTAAATCCATCCCTTTAGCAGCAGCCAAATCAAGTGTAGCAGCAGTAGCAGCCTTAACTGCTTCCTCATCATCAACAAATGCAGCAATAAGTGCCTGTGCCTCAATTATAGCCTCATCTCCAAAGGTAGTAACTTGTTGTA